ATACAGATGATACAGGTTTTGTTTTTTCTAAAAGTTCGTTAGTAGGACCGTAGATATCAACTACTTTGGTTACCTTTGTTCCGAGAGTTTGTGTGATTGTGAATAATACTTGCTTTTCCATGACTGATTTAATATAAGAATAGAAGGTTAAAAAAAATCAATTTTTTACACCTTTGAATGTTTTAGTTATTGAATTAATTTTTTCATAAGAGTAATTTCTTTTTCTTGTGTTTCAATAATTTCTGCTGCTAATTTTTTGATTTCTGGATTATCAGTTTTATTATAAATATTATGCGATGTGGTTAATGCGGTGGAATGATGACTAATCATTCTTTTTAACCATTGTTTATCATTAACTTTAAATTGATTTCTTAATAAAAAGATAGAAATAGAAATAGATAATGCTAAACCGATAAAAAATATGTATTGGTTAAAATGTCCCATTGACAAATAATGAACTATTTGATGAGACCACATCATATTAGAAGCCATTAGTAATCCACCATAAAATAGTGTAAGCGATAGGAATAGATCAGTTTCACGGTAGGCAAGAATATTCATTGGGTTGAATAATACACCTACTATAACCATGATTATAAACATAATAATTTGATGTTTAACAATATTTTGTTCCATCTATAATATTAATATTTATTTTTATTTGTGAATATCTATTGAATTAACAAGGTTCATTTGTGCAATAGATTTTTTAAGATTATCTTGTTTTTCCATATTTTGAAACAGATATTCTGTGTTAGGACTCTTTTCATTTTTCTTAATTTGTTTGTATATGTTATGAATATTAGATAGAATAATTTCAATTTTGTTTTTTTGATTAGTGAGAGGTATTGTAGTATCTACTTTTTCGATAATAAGAGAAATAGCGTAATATAAAAGATATCTTCTTCTTTTAGGAGTAGCTTCTGTAAATTTAATACAAAAAATGTTCTGTAAAGAATGTAATAGCTTGCTTGTAAATGGGTCATCCTTACCAATAAAAAGTATAGAATCCCAAACAAGCCATATAGGTTCATTCATAAATTTAGGTTGAACGGGAACTTTTCTAGACTGAATAACACATTTATTTTTTCTTTTTTTACAAATAAGTGAAAATTCAATAAACCATTCAATCCAATAACAGGCTTCTCTCGTATTTTTACTCTGAGGAGATATATGAAACATAAATTCATTAATAGCAATATAAAGTTCTCTAGGGTCCTCATCTAAAAAGATAGGTTTTGCATATTCGTTGTTATTAGCTTTTAATTTTTCGCCGAAAGAGATAAGATCAAATGGTTGTTTTTTTCCAAGTTTAATGAGTTCAAAAGCGGGCTTTTTGTTAGAATAACAAAGGAAAGATATAATTTCAGCAAAAATTGTTCTAACTCTATAGTCGTTTCTAACTTCAAGTTCAGAAATAAATTCTCCATTGTTAATAATTTTTTTAAATTGTGTATATCTATTTTCAACATAAATAGATATCTTAGGATTAGCTAAATGAATATGTTTGCTGAGTATAAGTATAATAATTTCCCATACTTCTCCAAAATGACCTGCGCAAACAAGTTCTGCACTCCAATAACATGCTTCTTCAATTTTTTCATTTAATATACTTTTAATAAGAGTATTTCTAACTTCTGTTCTTTTGTAATTAGAAAATGAGTATCCTTGAAAATCTGGAGCATTTCTAATATCATTTATTAAATCATTTCCACTCATAAATATATTTTATATATAAAGTAATTTATAAATAAAATAAGTATTAAACTAACATGAAATATAAAATTCGTTTTTTTTCAAGTTTTGGTGACGAGAAACAAATTAAAAAACTATTACACAGGTTATGCGAAACAAATTATATGGATAATTACGGGGAGAATAAAGAAATAGAAGTTACAGATAATGATGATTACAGTCATGTATTTATATTAAATACTGCAATGCCAGAATTAAAAGAGAATTTTCCAAAAGAAAATGTAGTCGGATTAGCTTTTGAGCCTTTAATATTTTTAGGATTATCTCAAGAATTTATTGATTATGCAGAAAAAAATATAGGAAAATATTTTATTGGCGACAGGTCTATATTACCGTCGGTATTTGTGGAACATTATTCATATATGTGGTATTGTACGCCATGTAGAACAATACCCAATAAAACAAAAAGAATGTCAATAATGGTAAGTGAAAAAGGAGTAACTGAAGGGCATATGTATCGCCATATGCTTGTGCAAGGAATATTGAGAGAGGGATTGCCTGTAGATATTTATGGTCGTGGTTGTGCGTATTATAAAATAGAAGATGATAGATTAAAAGGAGAATTTGAAGAGTTAGAACCCTACACAGATTATGATTTTCATATTTGTATTGAAAATATAGAATCAAATCATTATTTTTCAGAAAAAATAGTGAATCCTTTATTAAATGGAACAACTCCAATTTATTTGGGTTGTATAAATATACAACAATATTTTGGTAAAATAATAACATTAACTAAGAATCCAGTTTCAGACTTAGAATTATTAAAGAATATACTAAGAGAACCAGAAAAGTATAAAAAAAATATAGATCTAGAAAGGGTAAAAGATACTGTTTATTTGTATAGAAATTTAGATTATATTTTTAAGAAAAATGCATAGGCATACTTCCAGAAAGTATAGAATTGAAAGGTTTATTTGTTACTCTTAAGTCCATTTTTTGTGTTTTTGATTTAATATTAGGAACATCAAAATGAACAACATTTACGAAATTATTACTAATATCAAATTCATATGATAAATTAGATATACTATGAATTCCATTACTTGTTTTTTTGACATATAAAAGATAATCATTCTTATTAACATCTCTAAAAAAACCGTCTGAGAAGTCATGCTCAATTTTTTTATCCATAAGTGATACAAATTGTGAACGGTCAATTTTTAAATTACATAGTTGTGCTCTTTCTTGAATTAAATTATCTTCGTATCCCCATGACCAAAAATTTGGAAATCCATTAATATATTCAAAGTCTGCTGCATTGACAGAAAAAATACCACCAAGAGCAATTTGACAGCCATAAAAATGTTTTATAGTTCCTTGAATAGTGAGATAATCAAACATATTTTTTTCAGTAGGAACTGTATCAACATCATTAAACACTAAAGTAATGTTTTTATAGTCATCAGGATATGTATTTTTAATATAAATAAATCCTATATTTTTCATTGCTCCTCTATTAAAATCTCTATTATCAGTTTGGTGAATAAATAAGTATTTATAATCATCAGTATTAATATCTTCCATAATATATTTCATTTTTTCAATAAAAAAATGTTTTTGTTTTTCTCTATTGCGATATGGAATAATGAAAATAAATTTTGGAATCATATATATTATAAATTTTATTTAATTTGTGTAATAATGCGTGGAACAACATTGATAGTTTGTAATTCTTGAGATAGCAATTTATAAGAATAAGGAACTTCAACTTTTGAAAAGTCTTTTCTGTTATCACATGTATAACAGTGATGAATAGTGAAATCATTGTTAGCATATTTTCTATTTTTATCTCCATTATTATAAGATGCAATCATACCACATTTATTACAAACATATACACTATATTTATCAGAAACATCATATAATCTTTCTCTACAAAACCGAGACATACCGTGTGCAATCATAACATCTCTTTCCATTTCACCAATTCTAAATCCTCCATCTCTGCTTCTTCCTTCTGCAGGTTGTCTTGTAAGATTTACCATGGGTCCAATAGAACGACTATGTTGTTTATCATTAACCATATGTTTCAATCTTTGATAAAATACAGGACCAAAGAATACACTTGTTTCGATCTGCTCGCCAGTATATCCATTATACATAATTTCATTACCGTAGCTTTCATAACCAAGCTTTTGTAGTTCTTCGCTAATGCTAACAACATCTAAATTACCAAAGCTTGTTCCATCACCAAATAACCCAAGTTCAAGAAGAACTTTACCAAGTAGCGTTTCTTTTAATTGAGCAATAGTCATTCTGGATGGAATAGCATGAGGATTAATAATAAGATCAGGTTTCATACCATCTTTTGTAAAAGGCATATCACATTCATCAATAATATTACCAATGGTTCCTTTTTGACCATGACGACTAGAGAATTTGTCACCAAGAACAGGTTTTCTGAGATTTCTTACACGAACCTTAGCAAAATTATATCCATCGCCATTTCTACCTGTATAATTCTTGTCAATATAAGTTTCTTCAGTAGTTCTAAAAGTTTTACTTTGGTCTTCATATTTAATAATCTTAGTGGGGTCGTTTCTATTTTCTTTAATAGGAACAGTCTTTGCAATAATAACATCGCGATTTTCAACAAGAGTATTCTCAGGAATGAAACCTTGTTCGTTGATTTTATCGTAATTACCAAATTTGATACCCTTAGTTTTAATAGGGTCAGGTTTGCAACGAATAATTTCATCACGAATTATATTTTTATCTTCATCTTTTTCAGTATGATAAATAGTGGCCATAAACAACCCTCTGTCTAGAGCAGCTTTATTAATTAATACACTATCCTCTTGATTGTAACCGGTATGCGTCATAATTGCAACATGAATCTGTGTTCCAGAAGGAATTTGATTTAATTTTAAGAAATTCATAACGCGTGTATCAACAAGAGGTCTTGTAGGATAATTTAAAACATATGCAGTTTTATCCATTCTTTTGTCGTAATTAGTAGCATATACACCCATTGCTTGCTTACCCATAGCACATTGATATGTATTTCTTGGTGCCTGATTATGTTCAGGGTAAGGAATACAAGAAGCAAGGACTCCAAATATAGTGCTCTGATGAATTTCGCAGTGTGTATATTTAAAATGAAGATGTTTAGATTGAAGATAATCTTGTTTTGATTTCATTGCAATCATGCTGTAATTTTGTTCTTCAGCATCAATATATTCAATAACAGATTCATCAAGCTTACAGTTGGTAAGAAGTTCATTCCATGTAAGTTCCTTATTTACCAAATCGTTGATAATTTCTTTTGTAATAAGAACTTTATTATCTCTAACTTTAAGAACAGGTCTAGTAAGTCTTCCTCCGTCGTTACATATTTTAATTTCAAGGTTTTTATAATCAAATATAATAGAAGTATAAATGTTAATAATACCTTGATATTTTTTACTTTTCATATTATTATATAATTTAAGTGGTTCTAGCGTAATACCAACCCAGCAACCATTAATAAATACTTTTACCTTTTTATTAAAATTATAATTAGGTTCTTCAATAGGAATAATATGCGGCTTTACATACTCGTATAATGAGCCACTATTAGTAGGAATGGTAATATGAGCCATGTAACTAATATTTTTTACTACACCAATAGATTGACCCTCTGGAGTTTCAGCTGGACATAAGAAACCCCATGTAGTTCCGTGTAGCTTTCTCGGTTCAATTAATTCACCACTTTTCTCTAGAGGAGTATTGATTCTTCTTAGGTGACTTAAACTTGAAACATAAGTTAATCTGTTTAATACTTGAGCAACTCCAACCTTAGTGCTATTAGATTGTTTAATACTAAAATCGCCAGTAGAAAGTGCCCTATTGATTCCATTTTCAATGGTTGCAGATTTCATAATTTTATAGATATTTGTCATATTTACAATATTTTCATAATCTTCTGTTGAACGCCATGAACCGTTATTAATTTCACGAACAATCTGTTTTTGCATTTCTTTGACAAGCTTATTAAAATAGTTTCTAAACAGATTGTTAAGTAGTGTTCCTGTTAATTCAATTCTTTTATTGATATATGAATCTCTGTCATCACAAGGAATTTTACCAAGACTAGTTCTAATGAGTTTATTAGCCATATAACCAATAAGATAGAGCTTCTGAGTAACAGTTTTGCAATGCGGGAATAAATCATTTTCAAGAACTTCTTTTGTAAATTCAAGTTTTTTCTTTGCACCAGTTTCTTTATCCATATTAAGAGGAGTGAATGCTGCGTAGGTAGTAATGTATTGAATAGCGGATTCTTGAGTAACATACTTATTTGCATCAATAATAGATGCTTTTAAAAAGTCAAGAGTTTCTTCTTTATCAGTATCTTCAATATCTAACAGAATATGACGACAAATTTCTTTATCACTAGTAATACCTAATGCTCTAAACAGTATAAATAGTTCAATTGGTTGCTTAATTCTAGGAATACTAATGAAAAGTCCATTACCAAAACCATTATTCTTACTAGCAATCATCATTTCAATTTGTTTCGGTGAAATACATTTGAAATCGGGAATGGATTTAATTTCAGCAAACCAACTCCATTTTGTTGTGTTTTTTCCATCAAAACAATATATTCTATTTTCAGCAGCTCGTTCTTGTCCTAACACAGTTTTTTCTGAACCTTTGATAATAAAATAACCTCCGCAATCCATGGTGCATTCTCCGGTTTGGTTATTACTATTAAAGTTAATATTATTTTGGTTTAACACACAAATAGAAGATTTTAACATAATAGGGATTTTACCAATATTTATTTTAGATAGGGTTTTTTCAATAATCTTAGGCTCATCCATATTTTCAGTATTGCGGATAGTATATTGTATTTTTATATCTAGAGTCATAGTAGATGCATAAGTAAAGTTTCTAAGCTTAGCCTCTTGAGGTAACATAATCTTTGTAGCACCATTATTTTCATATATTTGAGGAGGATATAGTTTGAAATTTAAAAATGAAATATTTATTTCAAGAAAATACTGATCTTTTTCAGGAACATAATCATTTTCAGAATGAATAATAACTGGATTAAACATCTGAATAGTTCTTTGAATTTGATAATTTATAAAATGATTATATGATTCGATTTGATGTCTTACTAGTCTTTCCAAATACTGACCTTGAAAGTAAGACTCGATAATATTGAAGGGTTCTTCAATATAGTTTCCCAAATGCTCTAACATAAAGCTTTCATCCTGGTCTTTCTCATCAGGGTTCAAACTTTCCTCAATAATTTGAGGAATAGCTTTAGTAAAAGAAGAGTCAGCGGATTTAAGATGATATTTCATGGTGTTTTTAATCCAAACAAACTAATAATTATAATTTCAATTTTTTAGGTATCTTTGTAAATAATTAATATTTTTATAAAAGTATTAAAAGAATTACTGTTTTACATTTAATGTCAATAAATAAATCTAAAAATTTCATAAAATATTTAGATAATTATGCAGAAAAAGAACAAGTAAAATATGAAGAATATATTGAAATAATTAGTAATATATCAAAAGATTATAATTTATTTTTTCCTAGTAATGATGTGAATTATGATTCATATATAAATTGGCAAAATAAGCATTTAACTGATATAAAAGTGAAAACAAATAAAAAAGGGAAAAAGAAATCTAAAATTCATACAATTAATACTGATATTGGGAATTTAAATGATTTGGTAAAATTAATTGAAGAAAATCCATACGATGACGATACTGAATATAATATAGATTTAAAACAATTACATGATATCAAAGGAGAATTATGTGAATTAAATAAGATGATTGGTTTGGAACAGTTAAAAGAAAGTGTATTAGACCAATTATTTTATTTTATGCAAAATTTACATGTTGGTGAGCATAATACAGATTATAAGCATACGGTTCTTTTTGGACCACCAGGAACAGGTAAAACCGAAATAGCGAAAATAATAGGAAAATTGTATTCTAAGATAGGAGTATTGAAATCTAATATTTTTAAAAAGGTAACTCGTAATGATTTAATTGCGGGATATTTGGGTCAGACAGCTATAAAAACGAAAAAAGTAATAAGTGAATGCATAGGTGGTGTATTATTTATTGATGAAGCATATTCTTTGATAAATAAAGATCAGAATGATTCGTTTTCAAAAGAATGTATTGATGTATTATGTGAGGCATTAAGTGACCATAAAAATGATTTGATGGTTATAATTGCAGGTTATGAAGATGAGTTAGAAAATACATTTTTTAAGGCAAATAGGGGTTTAGAGTCAAGATTTATTTGGAGATTTAAATTAGAGTCATATACTTCTAAGGAGTTGTTATATATTTTTAATAAAATGGTAGAAGACCAAGGTTGGAAACTAGATAAAGATTGTATAAGTGAAAAATGGTTTGAAAAGAATAAAGATGAATTTAAACATTTTGGAAGAGATGTTGAAATTCTATGTACAAATATAAAAATTTGTCACGGAAGAAGAATTTATGGAAAAAGTAAAGATAAAAAATTAATTACAGAAGAAGATATAGAAAAGGGTTATAAATGTTTTTTGAAAAATAGAAATAAAAAAGAAACTAATCCCTCGTTATATGCTTTGTATTGTTAATTTAGATTGATTCTCCTGTTATCAAATTATGTAATTGTAAGTATTTTAAAGATAGTTCTAATCTTAATTCATCTGGAATTATAATATCTATACTTAAATCGTAAGGATTTTTATATGTATTTTTAACCCATTTACGAATAATTTCTTTATCAATAGATTCTGGTTCTTGTTTGTTTAACATTCGTTTTTCATATGTGTTTTTAAACCAATAACGACTAGAGTCAGGTGTATGTAATTCATCAACAAGTATAATATTACCTTGTTTATCAATACCAAATTCATATTTAGTATCTACTAATATTAATCCATTATTAGATGCAATTTTTTGTCCAAATTCAAATAACGCATATGCATATTCTTTACATGTATTCCATTGTTCTTGTGTCATTATATTTTTCTCAATAATGATTTGTTCGCTAATTAATTCATCGTGTTCATCTTTTGTGGTTGGTGTTAATAAAATTTTATGTAACTTTTGATTTTTAATCATATTATCAGGAAGTTCATGACCACAGTAATTTCTACAACCTTTTTCGTAATTTTTCCATATAGATGTATCAGTGCTTCCTGTTAAATAAGAACGCATTACAAATTCTATAGGAAATACTTTGCAAGATTTCACTTTCATTATTCTTTCATGACTATCATCTAAAACATGATTGGGAACAATATGTTTTGTTTTATTAAACCACCATGAACTTGTTTTATGTAAAACTATACCTTTGTATGGTATAGTAGTAAGATGTCTATCAAAAGCACTTATTCGGTCACTTGCAACTAAGTGATAATTAGAATCATCGCTTATATATACATCACGAACTTTTCCAGTTTTTACTAATTTTAAATTATGATTACATATTTTACTTGTGTCCAATACACATTTGTTAAATAATTCTTTATTTATTTGGTTACTAGTATTCATTTATATATATATTATATATGAATTTAGAAGATATTAAGAATAAAGAAACGAAATTGATAAAGTTAATACGTAAATATTTTTCAGTTTTAGATGAGTATAGAATAGGTAAAGGTAAAAAAGATGATTTTCAATATTTATATGAGGAAATTAGTGATTTTTATGTAGAAGAGAAAAATAAATTTATTAAGAAAAAATACGGAGGGACGCTAACAGATAATGATGATAGATGCATAATATGTCTAGGAGAATCAGAAGATGATAATCCGTTGTACAGTCATGAACATATTGCAATGAGAGGAGAAGATGGTAATCCAATTAATAAGAATACTGCTTGTTTTTTTCATGTAGATTGTTTAAAAGGTATAATTCAACATAAGCTAAGAGTTGATGAAAGCGAGACAGATAATTATTATATAGAATGTCCTATGTGTAAAAGTGTCCTAATAAGTTCTAAAATAGAGATTTATGATACTGATAAAAAAAGATTTGTTGCTATTAAAAAACCTCCTAATTATCATAATAATGATATTCCTCGAGGATTTAATTTAATAGGCTTTAGAAATATTCCTGCTGATTGGAATAGGGAAGAAAGAGTATTTGATGCAATTCCAAATAGATTTTTGTATGCAATATTAATGTTACTTTGGCTATTATTTTTTATTGCTGTTTATTATCAACATTTTGTAAATCAAGATAATAGAATGAATCGTATAGAACAAGACGTAACTACATTGCATGAACTTAATCGTAATTTGTATCGTCTTAGTAATTATGCTAGGAGGGATGAAAATGAAGCAATTAGAGTATTGAATAATTTAGTTGCTAATTTTTATGATAATATTAATTATGAAAATGGGGTTATATTAAATGATGATATGGATAATAATGACGAATTTATTGAGGTTTTTAGTGATGCTTTGAATAGAGCTTTTCCACATAATGAATTAGGTGGAAAGAAAAAAAGAAAAAAAAAGAGTATAAAAAAAAAGACTAAAAAGAGGAGGTCAAAAAAGAATAAAACTAAGAAAAAGAAGAATTAGTTTTGAATAAAATACGTTTTATTCAAAAAATATAAGTATCTAGAAATTATAATGATAGAAGACTTAATAAATAATGGTTGTATCAAATATGGTAGTTTTAAACTTAAAAGTAACGAAATATCAAAATATTATTTTGATATGAAAAATATAGTTTCTTATCCTTCTTTATTAAAAAATATTGGTGATGAAATATTTAAAAAAATAGATAAAGAGTGTGATTTATTATGTGGTGTTCCATTAGGAGGATTACCCGTATGTAGTTATATTTCTGCACAATATGATATACCGATGATTATGGTTAGAGATCAAGCGAAAGAATATGGCACAAATAAACAAATAGAAGGAAATTATAGTAAAAAAAGTAAATGTATTATAATTGAAGATGTAATAACAAGTGGAGGTTCAGTAAATAAGATAATAGATATATTAAAAGATAAGGTAGAAATTATAGGGGTAATAGTAATTATGGATAGACAAGAAGGTTTTAATTGTAGTGTTCCTGTTAAAAGTGTTATAACAAAAACAGATGTTGTAAAGTATAGATTGAATCAATTAATTAAACAAAAAAATAGTAGGTTATGTTTTTCTGGCGATGTTGATGATAAAAATGAATTAATTAGCATTTTGGAAAAAATAGGCGATAAAATAGTAATCTGTAAAATTCATTATGATTTCTATGAGGATAAAGATGATAGTTTAAAAAATAAATTGATAGAATTATCTATTAAGCATGAATTTCTTTTAATGGAAGATAGGAAATTTGTTGATATTTCTTATACAGTATCTAAACAATATGCAAGATTTAGTAAGTGGATAGATATGGTAACAGTCATGGGAAATATAAATGGTGATGTTGTAACAAAATTATCGGGAGTGGTATTAGTTGCTAATATGTCAAATAATAGTTTTGATAGCACTGAAAACGCAATAGATATAAGTAAAACATATCCAGAAAGAATAATAGGTTTTGTAACACAGAGGCGAATATTAGATGATGCTTTTTTTAATATGACACCTGGTATTAATATTACCAGTCATAAAGTAGATGACCAAAATTATAGAAAAAAGGAAGATGTTGATACAGATATTATTATAGTAGGACGAGGAATATACAAAAGTGATAATATTGTAGAAAGTGCAGAGCAATATAGAAATTTTTAAGTTATATTTTGAATAAAATAAGTTTTATTCAAAAAATGTAAGTATATAGCAATTATAATGAGTGATAAAAAAGTATTAAATATAAATCCTGAATTATTTTCTTTTTCAAAAACAAATAGTAAGACAAGAAAAAAGAAAGAAAAGAAAGATGGCGGAGATAAAATAAAAGTAAAAAGTGCTATTGCTAATAAAGATAAATCCAAAGAAAAAACATTGAAAAAAAGGTCAATATTAAAAATGATAAGGGAACAACAACAAAATAATTATGATAAAATGTTTGAGCTTAAACCTCAAAAGAAAGAAACAAATAATTTTGAAAATGAGTTTGAAAAAGCAACAGAGTATTTAGATAATTTAGTAAAAAATCAGGTAAATCAGGTAGCACCGAAAAAATCTAATAATGTAACTTTAAAAAATACAACTTCATTAACACAACCATTAGGTGTTACACCTATGATTCAGCCAATGGTGCAATCAAATATCCCAGTAGTAGAAAATGTAAATTTAGATTTTCCAACTAATAATGATGATAATATAATGTTGAAAAGTACGCAAACATCAATAATGCCTGAACCACAATATGGTTGTTTAAAAAATGGAACATTACCAACCTACAGGTCATTTATGAATAAAACAATAAAAAATACAGGCGGTAGTAATATGGATAGTTCAATTATACAACAACAAGAAAAGAGTAAAGAAAATATTAGAGGTATTTCAACAATAATGCAGCAAAAAGAAATGGATAAATTATTAGTGCCAAAAAAAATAAAGAAACCAAAAAAACAGAAAAAAACAATAAGGAGAACTTTTAAAATAGGAAGATCAAAAATTAAGCCTAAGGTATCAGTATTGATATCTAATAAAACCATACGAAATAATATATCAACAAAAAAACAATTATTAAAGCAGCACTCAATTCCTGACATAAAAAAATATCTCATTAAACATGGTTTTATAAGGGTAGGTTCTGCAACGCCAAATGATGTGTTAAGAAAAATGTATGAAACAGCCACATTAGTTTGCGGTGAAATAATTAATCATAATCCAGATAACTTACTTTATAATTTTGTAAATACTAAAGAGTAAATATAATATACATACTCCATGCACTAGTAAAAAGAATACCTATAAAAATAGCCCATTGTTTAGTTGTTTCATAAACACTTTTTTGAATGTCATTATCAATATTACTACAAAAGCTATTAATACTGTTTGAAGGTGTTAAAGTATTATTTGACCTATATTCTTCAAAATCTAAATGATAATGGTCGTTATAGTAATCAAGTCTTTTATTATAGGTAATATTTACAAAGTATTTTGGTTGAATAGATTTATATTTGTATAATTCATCATTTATATCAATCATAGTAAATTGTCCATAATCTTCATCCATAGTGATAATAAATAATCTTTTTATATATTTAAATAATTTAAATATATATCAATTTTTCTTTTTATATGAAAGAAGAATTAGTAATAGATAAATATTTCAATCTTACTAAGGAATATCGTGAAAAATATCCAAATTCTAAAGTGGCGATATTAATGCAAGTGGGTAGTTTTTATGAAGTGTATGGTTATGAAAAAAATAATATAATAGATAGCACCTATTCTGAAATAGATGATATTTCAAAGATATGTGATTTTTCTATAGCAAATAAAAAGAATATAGATGAGAACTCGCGATATATTATGTCTGGCTTTCCTGATTTAATTGGATTAGATAAATATGTTCAACTATTATTAAAATCAAATTATATAGTTCCTGTTTATAATCAAATAAAAGATAAAACAGGAAAAGTTCTCGAACGCGTATGTGAGAACATTTATTCACCAGGAACATATGTGAATGCAAGTTTAAATCAACAAAATAAAATTACAAACAATATCATGTGTTTATGGTTTCAAAAATATAAAAAACCTTTTGGGGAATATTTGAAGATAGGAGGTGCTGTAATGAATATGTATTCTTCAGACACATATCTATTTGAATATGATAAAAAATGGGTATTTGATACAACGACTTTTGATGAGTTGGATAATTATTTGCGTATTTATCAACCACATGAATTAATAATAATAAATAATTTGGAAAACAATGAAATAGACGATATTGTTAGCTTTTGTGGTATTCAAAATATTCATATTCATAAATTTAATTTAGATAATGAAATAGTAAAAAATGCTGAAAAACAGACTTATCAAAAATATATTATTGAAAAGTTGCATGGTTCTCAAAGTTACGATTATTGTTTTGAATTTCGTAAATTATTTGCAATCCAAACATATTGTTTCTTGTTAAATTTCTTAGAAAAATATAATAAAAGTCATCTAGATAAAATTAAATTTCCTGTGTTTGAGAACAATAATAATAAGATGGTTCTCGCTAATCATACTTTAATGCAATTAAATATCCTATCGTTAAAAGAGGAATATGGTAAAGTAAGTTCTGTAATGTCTTTATTAAATAAAACGAGAACCTGTATGGGAAGAAGAATGTTTCAAAATCAATTATGTAACCCATCTTTTGATGAGAACTGGTTAAATAATGAGTATAAATATATTAAATTGTTTATAAAAAAGCCAGAATTGGTGCAAGATATAAGAAAACAGCTAACAAATATTATAGATATTGAAAAATTTGCTAGAAAAGTTGTAAATGGCAACATAGTTCCATCAGATTTTTGTAAATTTTATAAGGGGGTTCTCATAATTAAAAATCTCAATGTAAAACTTAAGAATAAAAAATATCGTTTGTATAATTACTTACTTGAGAATGAAAGTAAAGAAGTACTTTCTGTATTTGAGAACCTAATAGAAAAAATGGATTTATGGATTAAAAAAATATTTGATATTGAGAAATGTGGGTCTATAAATAGGTTACATGATGTAAATTGTTCATTTTTTGCTGATGGTGCTTTTGAAACGGTGGATGAAGTGAATCATAAATATATAGAAAAGAGAGATGAATTGTATAATTCCATGGAAGAATTGTTTGGTCCGTTCTATGTTAAAAAAGAAGAGAAAAAGGAAGAGATTTATTTTACACTTACTGAAAAAAGAAGTAAAGAATGGAAAGTTCAGAATAAGGAATTGAAGAAAGATTTTGATTTTAAAAAGGCAACCGGTTCAAATGTAAGAATATGCGGTAAATACGATAAACTTTGTATAGAAGTTATGTCTTTAAAGCTAAAATTAATAGATATTACAAAAGAAGAATTCCGTAATGTTCTCCCCGTCTTTATAGAAGAGTTCAATAATGATATAATACAAATGAGTAAGTTTGTTTCAAAATTAGATGTTCTTATGAATAAAGTTTATATATCTCATTTATATAATTATTGCGAACCTATTATTCAAGATAATGATAAATCGTTTGTAAAAGCCGAGAACTTAAGACATTGTTTAATAGAACATATACAAAAAAATGAAACATATGTAGGTAATAATATAGAGTTGGGGACAGACCAATCAGGAATACTTTTATACGGGACAAATGCAGCTGGTAAAACAAGTTTGATTCGTGCATTAGGAATTTCAATTATAATGGCTCAATCAGGAATGTTTGTTCCATGTTCTGCTTTTACATTTAAACCGTATCAGTCATTGTATAGTAGAATATTAAACCATGATAATTTATTTCGTGGATTATCCACTTTTGCAGTGGAAATGTCAGAGTTGCGAGTAATTATCAATGATGCAACTGAAAATAGTTTAATATTAGGAGATGAATTATGTAGTGGAACAGAAATGCAGTCTGCATTAGGTATTATCACTGCAGGGTTAATAACATTGCATGAAAAAAACAGTTCTTTCATTTTTGCTACTCATTTTCATGAAGTGGTGGATTTGGAAGAAATACAACAGTTGGAGAAACTAAAATTTTATCATTTGACAGTAAGATACAACTATGAAACAGAAAAATTAGAATATGATCGAAAACTAAAGGAAGGTTCTGGAGAAAGAGTGTATGGATTGGAAGTATGTAAATCATTGTATATGCCTAACGAGTTTGTAAATTTGGCTTGTCAAATAAGAAATAAATATTATCCAGAAACACAAGGATTTTTAAATTATAAACCAAGTAAATATAATAAAAATGTGTTGAGAGGTTTGTGTGAAATTTGCAATAAAAAAATGAGCACAGAAACACATCATATTAAGCAGCAAAAAGATGCAGATGAAAACGGATTTATAGAGGGTTTTCATAAAAATCATTCAGCAAATTTAATGGCTTTATGTGAAGAATGTCATTTAAAACAACACCATTAATTTATTAATAATAATATATACATGTGGAAGTATATTTTAGTATTTGCCATTTTATATTTATTATTATTAATACTTTTACCAAAGCGATATATATTTGCTTTATTAACATATCCTTTTATGTATCCAGATAATGAAGAAGAAAGTAAAATAGTTGAGAAATTAGCAAATGCAAGAACTTATCAAGATGAGGTATTTTTTAAATTAACTGACCCTAGTGTAACCCATGCATTTAAGAAACATGTAGATGAAAGTGAAGAAGAATTGGATTACATTATTTCTAGACCAAGTATTACAGGTATCACTTTATATTTGAAATATTCTATCAATAGAGCAAGACCATATCAAGTTAATAAAAATATAAAACCATTAGAATCAACAACTGCAGATACTCCAGCATATCCAGCTGGTCATGCATTACAAGCATACTTTTTAGCAGAAGTTTTAGGAAAAAAATATCCAGAGAAGAAGGTTTTATTTGATAAAATAGCAAAAGATTGTGATAATGTTAGAGTTAAGGCGGGATTACACTACCCTAGTGATGGTGTTTTTGCAAAAAGAATAGTGGATTTTGTTTATAATTAAATATTGCGTTATTATATAGTTAGTATGACTTACAAAAAAGAAAAGAAGTTGTCAAAGGGTGGATACACTAATCCAGGCAGTGAACATCCTGTTCCAGATGATTCTGATATTCAAAATGATAGAGAAAATAATCCTACTACTGTTGATCCTATTGTTCCTGAATCTACTGGCACTACTGCTCAAGAAGGAACAGAAGGTGCTGAAAACGAAAAAATGCCTGCTGAAAAAGAAGAAGGTGCTGAAGGTGTTAAAGAAGGAGCAGAAGGTGATAAAGAAGGAGCAGAAGGTGATAAAGAAGGAGCAAAAGGTGATAAAGAAGAAACAGAAGAAGGAACAGAAGGTGCTGAAAACGAAAAAATGCCTGCTGAAAAAAAAGAAGGTGCTGAAGAAGAAACAGAAGGTGTTGTGAAAGAAGGTGGAAAGAAATCCAAAAGAAAGACAGCAAAGAAAGGTCGTAAAAGTAAGAAAAATAAATCCAAGAAGGGTGGAAAGAAAACAAAGAAAAATAATTCTAAGAAAGCTAAGAAGGCTAATAAGTCTAAGAAATCCAAGAAATAAATGATTATATAATTATGGTAATTATATGATAAAAAATTGATCTTCGTTACCCTAGAAAAGATAGGTAGGTAAAACACATGTATCATTAATATGGAACATTCTAATACAGACGCAAGATATTTATCTATTGCAGCTGAAGAAGCAGAAAAGTCAATCGCTTGTTATCGTGTAGGTTGTGTAGCGGTATCATCGGGTAAGATTGTAGCAAGAGGATATAATAGTGCGAGAACATACTCCAAGGATGGTATGATAGGAGATTCGTTATCTTGTCATGCAGAGATAGATGTATTGCGAAAATGTTTAAGGAGAAATATAACGAATAAGATGAAGTTATATATAGTGCGTATAACAGCAACTGGAGAATGTGTATGTTCAGCACCTTGTATAGATTGTTTTATGGCGATGCAGGAATTCAATATAAAAGATATTGTTTATATTGGACACGAAGGAGAAATATTAAAAAGAAGTATGTGTGATTTTCATACATCTCATCGGAGTGGTGGTAAAAAAGCAGTTATAGAAAATAGAGTAAAAAGATTGAAAATATAATAGTGTTCAGGAAGAATGTATTATTGTATATTTTTTTCATCTTCTTCTTTTTTTTCAAGTTTATCTTCATATTTTGAAATAGCTTTTGCAACAAAATAAGCAATAGCGGCAGCGGCACCGCCTATAAGAAGTGTTTCAATACCCTCAAATAATTTAAATTCTTTTAAGAATCCAAGTAAAAAGAGAAGAACACCAAGTATAATTGAGGATAAGGTAAAAGGTTCTTTAATATGGAAAAGAAAAGGTAGTAAGGGAAAAATACCAATACATACAAAAGAAAGGAAAGTAATAATGGCAACTTTAATCGCATTGTTAGCATTAATTCTAGATTTTTCAGCCAAATAGCTTGATACACCCATACTAAAGCCATCAGCTAATATAGAGGCAAGACCTAAAATAACAACAATTTTGGTTGATAAATTACCTCCTAATGAACCAGCTATAATAGCAAATGTGGTAATAAGTCCATCAACACCTCCATATACAAATTCAGAATAATATTTACTAATTCCCATATATATTTAGTGTAGATTATTTTACAATTTTATTTGTGCGACTAAGATAAACACTAGATTCATAGTCAGGAACATAAAATTTAGCTCCATAGGGTAATGAATTAGGTTCATAATAAATAGGAGAACCAGCTTGTTCAGAGTATGGTAAAACAACCATTCTATTTAAGGAAGGGTCAAATACCATTACTTCATTGAAAGCAAGTAAAGAATCGCTCTCTTCTAAAATAACTTCAGGTGGGTCATGATATTCTACATCGTAGCTATTTGATTCGTATGCAGGAATAGCAGAATTAGAACTGACATCAATACCAGCATTTTCTAGAGCAGCACCAGAACCAGCATATCCAGAATCGTAACCAGCTTTTTCGGCAGCAGTTTTAGAATCTTGAGCATACAATTGTGCTAAAGTAGTAGCACCTTCAGTAACTGTTCCAATATAAGAAAAAAGTATAATAGTGATAATTGAAATGATAATAATAATTTTATTAATAAGTTTCATATTTAAAAAATTGATAATATATATAATATATATTGAGTAAAAAAAATGATTATACCTATTAAGTGTTTTAGTTGTGGAAATGTTCTTGCTGATAAATACAGATATTATCAGAGAGAGGTGCGTAGAATTAAGATTATGAAAAATATGGATACCGATAAGGTTATGTATGTAACCAAAGATTTAGTAGAAAAGGCTGTAGAGGGAGAAGTATTAGATAGTTTAGGATTACATAATGTTTGTTGTAGAAGACATATGTTGACTCATGTGGATATTGAATAAAATCTATAGTTATTTTATAATGAAGGTTTTAAATAAATCAAAGAAGCAAATGAAGATGAAGATGAAGAAGAGTCGTAAAAATAACAAAAGAAAGAATAGAAAAACAAAAAAAGGTGGTAAAGGATGTGGATGTGATAATAAATCACTAGCTGAAATATTAAAAATGAATGGAGGAAATAATTTAGGTGATACAAAGTATTATTATGGAGTAAATAATCAAGAAGATTATAAGTTACCTGAGTCATCATCAATTCATGGAGGAAATAAAAAAAGAAAATCTTTAAAGAAAATAAAAGGAGGTAACTTATTAGGAAGAACTTACGACAATTTTTTTTTAAATTTTCCTGATACAAAAGGAGTAAATCATGCAGGAGCAATAGCAAATGGAGAGACAATAAAGAGTAGTGCTCCTTATAACCATTTAAAAGTAGAAACGAACCAAAATCCTATAGTATAAAATATAATACTATATTATAATGGCTATTGCAGGGCTTAGAGATCTATGTAATCCAGCTTATGTATATTTGGTTATATCATTAGCAACAGTAATGATTATGTATATTCAAAATTTTGGTTCAAGCACAATTTATTGTTTAGGTATGTATGAATGTCAAGTAGGAAGTGTTGGTTTAATTTTCTTCATTAAAATATTGTATATATTGTTCTGGACATGGGTTTTGAATTTACTTTGTCGTGGGGGAGCAGAATGGTTTTCTTGGATACTTGTTTTGATACCTTATTTAATCTTTTTTATTTTATTAATAAATTTAGTGTTTCTATAATTGATTTTTAAATATTTTATTAAAATTTATTAAAATATTTAGTGTTAATACATAATGGAAGAAATAAAAAATTTACCAAACGAAATTCAATTTAAGATAGAAGGATACATTCGTATGCCTCAACCAAGAGAGTTAATGTTAGATGTTCGTAGTTTTACATCAGATTTTGGTATTGTAGAGGATTGTTATTTTATGCATTATAACGATAGGATATTGTTATATGATTTATTAGAGTTTTGTAAAAAGAAAGCAATAAAAAATTATATTACAGAAATAGCAATACAAAAAAATATTGATCCAGAATTATATAATAATTATTTTCAATATATAATGATAGATTATGGTGATATAAAAGTATCGCAACCATCAATAATTCATGTTCCAAACTCAATGGGAAATGTGATGTCAAAAGAAAACTATAGAAATAGAGAAGTTCGTAGAAGAATACGAGAGATATGGGGGTTATTTAGTCCAACTATAAGAACAAAGTTTATTAACGATTATATTTTAATGGATGAATTAGAACTTTAAAAAATTGATAATTGAATAAAATATATAAATATAGTATTAATATAAGTATAATGAATCCTCAAATCAAAGATATTTCCGAGTTAGATAATCAGTATAAATTTACATTGGTAGATGTAGATGTTTCTTTAGTTAATGCTTTAAGGAGAACAGTATTAAGTGATATTCCAATAACAACGATTTTCACTGAAAATTATAAAGATAATGATTGTGCAATTGAAATAAATACTACAAGGTTACATAATGAGTTGATTAAGCATAGATTAAGCAATATTCCAATTCATGTAAAGGATAATACATTATTGCCTGGTAAATATGTATTGGAATTGCATGAAAAGAATGAAACAAGTGATGTAATTTATGTTACAACAGAACATTTTAAGATTAAAAATAAAGAAAATAATCAATATCTAAAAGAAGAAAAAGTGCATGAAATTTTTCCAGCAAATAATATTACAAGTCAATATATTGATTTTGTAAGACTAAGACCTAAAATGGGAAATATTCCAGGCGAAGAAATTAAATTGACAGCAGATTTTTCGGTTCATACAGCCAAGGAAGATGGTGCATTTAATGTAGTATGTAAGTGTTCGTATGGTAATACAGTAAATTTGGAGGAAGGAACAAAGAAGTGGGAAGAGAGAGAAAAAGCATTACGAAGTGAAGAATTAAGTGAGAAAGATATTCAATTTCAAAAGAAAAACTTCTATTTATTGGATATTAATAAGTATAATGTAGAAAATAGTTTTGATTTTGTGATTCAAAGTATTGGTATTTATAATAATGTGGAATTGATTAAAAAGGCTTGTGAAATATTAGTGCTGAATGTAACAGAATTAGTTACAGATGTAAATTCAAATCTAGTTCCTATTATTCCAAGTGTAACAACAATGGATAACTGCTTTGATGTAAAAATAAGAAAAGGGGATTATACAATAGGAAAGATGTTAGAATATTTTATGTATTCAAAATTATATGGAGAGGTATTGTCTTATATTGGATTTAAGAAAATGCATCCTCATGATGATGAATGTATTTTGAGAGTTGCTTTTAAGAAGCAAGCAGATAAAGAAATAGTAAAAACCCATTTGGGACAAGCATGTGGTGATATTGTTATGGTAATAAAACAAGTGAATAAGTTGTTTTAATTAATTGGTATAAAGTTCTAATGGTATTATATGTATCTACTTAATAAAGCAATAAAAATGTCTTGTTGTGTTCCATATTTTTTTAGTTCTAGTTCAAGAGCAATGAGTTATCTAGATAATATTAATTATGAAAATACTGTTCCATTTATTCCGCCTGTTAAATATGGAAAAGTAATTAAAGTATATGACGGAGATACAATAACATTAGCTTCAAAAATTTTAAATGGAACCGAAATTTATCGTTTTTCTGTTCGTTTAAATGGGATCGATTCGCCTGAAATAAAAGGGAAAAGTGAAGCAGAAAAGAAATCAGCAATTAAGTCAAGAGATGCTTTAAAGAAGTTGATATTAAATAAGTGTGTAACATTGTATGATGTAAAAACAGAAAAGTATGGTCGTATATTAGCAGAGGTATATTTAGATGGGTTGCATATAAATAAATGGATGTTGGAAAATAAATTAGCAGAACCGTATGACGGTGGAACAAAGAAAAAATTTGAGGATTTTTATAAAGATTAAAAAATTGATAATTCTATAAGATGTTTTAATAACTTATAGAAAGTATGACACTAGAGCTAAGTAACATGAATGATTTACCTGCAGAGTTAGTAAGATATATATATGAGTTCGATAAGCCGTATATTGATTATATGAATAAGTATGATATATTAAATTGGGAAACATTGGAAAATAGTATATATGAAAACATTGAATCGCGTAATTTGATAGAACGTATAGATGAAATTATAAGTAAAATTAATCCATCAATATATACATTTAAACCTGAAAAATGGATGTATCAGGATTATCTTAAGATGTATCCTGGAAAAAAATATTATTGGTCTGATGAATGTACAGATTATAATAAATATAATCAACAATTATTGGAATTTTTACAAGCGTGTGATGAATTGATTTATACAGATGAAAAGTATTATAGTAGGCTAAGTAGTATTAATGAATTGTATGCATTAATACTTGGATAATTATAATTTATAGATTTTGAAAAACGCATAAAAGAATATAGCTGAGAAAAGTATAAATATATTCATGTATATTAGTTTTTCTTTTCCAAGGTTCCATAGGAATAATGTAAGGGAAATAGTAAAGACTGTTACGCATGTGCCTAATAAACCATGTTTAGATACTTCTAAAGCAGCTTCATTTCCTTCTTTAAAGGCAACAAATAGTAAAATAAAATATAAAGTAGGAATACCCCACATGTATGCAGCTATTTTAATATATTCAGGATTTTTTTCATAAAGTGTTACAATATATGAGAAAATAGCAGCAATTATACCGCCTAAAAAGAAATCCTTTATAACAACAGTTTCCATATATAAAGTGTAAATATTTTATTTAAGATAGGCATAAATTTTGTAAGTAATTGCTGTAGTTAAAGCAAAGAGAATTCCTCCCCAAACACCATCAATAGCAACAGTTTTCCAAGACCAATTATTAAATAATGCCTTATTTGTTCCTTCAAATATCATATAAATAACTAAACCAAGTAAAAACGCATCAAAAATTCCTTTCTTTTCTTTTAATATGAAATAATAAAGACCAAAAATAATAAAAACATATGTAAATATGGTAGATAAGGAGTCAATTTCCATAGGTGATTTTTGTATGGACATAATTTGTTTTCCGAAGTATCTTCCAACAGACGATAAATAGAGATAATCAAGTATCAAAAGAATGACAGCAGAGGTAAAAATAATTAACATGTATATACAATGTAAATAAAAAGTTTTAGTAATATATAAAAATGTACCGGGCCCTTTTTAACTTTGTCAAGCGAAAAATTCCGAAAATTTCTGATACGGAATTAATTGCTTTACGAAGTGGAGATGTTTCTATAGACCGTCAAATACTAGAAGGACAAGTAAAGTTACCAAAGAAAGAATTGTATAATGAAATATTTCCAAAGGAAAAGTTAGATAATTTGTTAAATAATTTTGATAATACACAAGTATATCCTAATGATAATAATAATAAATGGATTGAACAATTAGCTAAAGAAGGATTTTTTAGTTTAATTATTTCTGAAAAATATGGAGGTATGAAATTATCTGTAAATGAGTTATCAAAAGTGCTAACACAAATAACAAGTGTTGACCCAGCATTAGGAGTAGTAGCCATGGTTCCAAATTCTTTGGGTCCTGGAGAATTAATTACAAAATATGGAACACAACAGCAGAAAAATTATTATTTACCTAGATTAGCAAAAGGGGAATATATACCATGTTTTGGTTTAACCGGGCCACAAAATGGTTCAGATGCTACAGGAAGTATTGATGAAGGTATTTTAAATTTAAATGTAGATAACCCTAATAATAAGCATATTGAAATAGAAATTAATAAGCGTTATATAACATTAGCTCCAGTAGCAAGTTTAATAGGATTGGCTTTTCGTGTAAATGATAAGCATAATTTAAATGGCGGTAAAGGAGGAGTGACACTTGCTTTATTAGAAAGAGATACTCCAGGATTAGAAATAAATACTCATCATAATCCATTGAATGTCGGCTTTCCTAATGGAACATTGAAAGGAAAAATTAAGATTCCTACAGAGTGTATTATTGGAGGTGAAGAAAATATAGGGGAAGGCTGGAAAATGTTAATGGAATGTTTATCAGCTGGAAGAGGTGTAAGTTTGCCTGCAACAGCAAATGCAAGTAGTAAAGTAGCATGTTATGGTATATTTAATTATATGAAAGTGAGAAAACAATTTAAATTATCATTATCTGAAATGGAAGCAATACAAGAAAAATTTAATGAAATGGTCTATCATACATGGATAATTCAATCTTCTGTAGATTTAATGAATGATATATTAGATAGTGGTAAATCTCCAGCAGTATTAAGTGCAATTATGAAACAACAATGCACTGAACGAGCAAGAATAGTTTTAAATCATGGTATGGATATTCATGCTGGTTCAGCAATTTGTGTAGGTCGTAATAATTTCTTAGAAAAGTTTTATAGAAGTGCTCCAATAGGAATAACAGTAGAAGGTTCAAACACTTTGACTAGAAGTTTAATTATATTTGGTCAAGGTTTAAACAAAAGTCATCCACATATTTTTCCTATTTTGGAATCAATATTAGAATATAATTTTAATGATTTTAAAAAACATTTTAATAATATGTTGCTTGATATAACAATATTATATTGTGATAGTTTTTTCTTTACAAGAACTTTGGATAGTCAAATAAAACAATATGCATTATTAACTAATTTTGTAGCGTTAAAAGGTGGAACTTTAAAAAGAGAACAAATGATCTCTGGTGAAATGGCTGATATTTTTAGTAATTTATATTTAGCTTTGAGTGTAAAATATTACCATGAAAATAACAATGCTAGTATCAAGCTAACAAATTATATAATAGAAAAATTAATAAATGAAAATCAACAAAAAATAAATACTGTTGTAGAAAATCTAGGCCCAGAAAAGTATTTATTAATGCATTTAAAAAGAAAGGTGCGTAATCGTAATTATAAAGAAGAACGAGCATTATTTAATGAAATAATGAATAACGAGAACATAATGAAAGAAATAAAGAAAAATATATATATCCCAGATAATAGCATATTAAATGATTTCTCCAAATTAAAGGAGTATAAAGATAATCAAGGAGAGTTAGAGAAAATAAAATCCAGAATAATTAATGTTGGAGAATATAATATAAATTGAATATATAATGGAGACTGAACTTTCACAAGACTCTAAACAAAAAATGAACGTTCTAATAAGTTTTGGATTAGAATTTTATCGCGTATTAATGGGATGTATGTTAATGGTTTTTGTTCCTCAAAAATGTGGCGGAGAAATATGTGGATTTGGTGAAAACATTTTAAATGGTAATAGATTGGTAGATGCCGGATTTTTTATAAACTTAATTACATGTTTAGTGTTTTGTGGATTTTATTTTGTTGAAGTAAAAAGAGAAAATAAATTAATTAATTATTTAGAAGTAAATGACGATATACCTAATGATAATGATGAAGTAGGAAAAATGTTGTTGAAATTACCTACTCATAAGAGGGAATCATTATTAAAAATGGATAAATTGTATCAACGTTTAGGTTATGTAGCAATGACATTTTTTATTATAAATTCTGCCTATAGTGGTATTCCAATTTTTATTAATTATTTAGATAATAAGACAATAACAGTTTATGTAACAAATGTTATGTTTTTAGCATTTAAAATAAGTGATTCTTATGCAGTTGTAAATACTGATACAAATGAGTTTTTATCAGCTTATTTAAGCACAAAAGTGCAATTTAATGATGTTGATCCTGATAAATGTTTTATTGGAAATACTGAAACTGTTGAAACAAGAAGTGGTAGAACATTGAGTATAAAGAATACAGATGAACAGGAATTACAAGAATTGACTAGCACAAGTTCAAAAGAAGTCGTTGCTGAGGATGTTTAAATAGTTTTCATATATATATTTAAAAAATTGAAGTAAATATATATTTTATATTAGTATAAGAAAAGATGGAAAAGCGTATAAGTAAGAAGATTGAAACATATGTTACAAAATTTAAAGATGATATAAGAGATAAATTAATGTCTTTGAATATAGATAATAAAGAAGTAGTTGGTGCAATTGAATATATTTATGAATATCCTAGACTTACTGTAAGTAAAGAAGATTTGATAAAAAGAAAAAGAATTAAGAACTCTATTCCAGGTTTAAATAGATGTAGTGCAAAAAGAGCAGATGGAGATCAATGCACAAGGCGTAGAAAAGATGGGTGCGAGTTTTGTGGAACGCATGTAAAAGGAACACCTCATGGATTGATATGTAATGAAATGATAGAAACAGACAGTGAGAAAAAAGTAGAAGTATTTGCAAAAGAGATTAATGGTATTGTTTATCACTTAGATGGATTTTATAATGTGTATAAAACAGAGGATATTATGTTAAATGTGAAAAATCCCGAAATCATTTGCAAATATCAGTTGAATGACGGTGAATATATTATAAATAGTTAATTAGCTTTATGAACAAGTGTTTCTTTTACAACTTCTTCTCTATTATCTAGTATAAAATCATTAATATCTGTAGCTTTAGCTAAATCATTGTTATAGTATTTTAATAGCACATCTTGTAACATTTTTTTAGTAATAGGTTTTTTAATTTTGCTCTGTTTGTAATGAATAGAGCCTTGTTTCATATTGAACATATCAATATTATTTTCTTTCATGGAGGTCATAAGATTCGTAGAAAGTTCTTTTTGTATTTCTTTTCTTTCATTTTGAAGTTTTTTTAATTCTTTAATTTCGTTATCAATTTTGACCCATTTTTTAATATTTTCAATTAATTTTTCTTTATCACTCATAAGTAGTTATATATAAATGTTTTATATTATTATTTTTAACAATAATAATATATTTTGGCTAATTAGTCAGTTTTAATTTTAAAATCTTCCTTTTCATTTACTTTTTTTATTATAGCTTCTTCTTTATTTTGTAAAGTATTTAGAATAAAATAAAAGAAGATAAGAAGTAAAAGTAGGAATAAAGTAATAATAAGACTTTGTAATAAATTTCCATTAATTCCTTTAAAATAGGAGATAGTAGAAAGTTTATTCTTTATAGCTTCACTCCAAAGAGCTCCAATAATGATAGTTACTGAAAAAGCAATGTGATGATAAATTTCTCGGAATGATATAAATTCCATGTATATATATTATTAAATATTTTTTAAGAATAAATTTATTAAATTTTATATATTAATTTTATAAATGAAATTTACAAATCAACGAGCTGTTCAAAAAGGTATGCCTATGGGATTCAGCACTTCTTCTGGAGGTAGTGTAAATAATTATTTAACATTACGAACAGTTACTAGAACTGCACCTGTGGTGAATAAACAAGAAGGTGGTTCAAAAATGATATGGGGTAAGCATGTGTGGTTATTTTTGCATGGAATAAGTCAAAAAGTAAAACCAGAATATTTTTCTAGTATAAAAGGAGAATTAATTTCTTACATTAAATTGATTTGTGCTAATTTACCATGTCCAGATTGTTCAAATCATGCAACCCGGTATTTAAGTAAGTTAGACCCAAATAAAATAGTAACAAGAGAAGACCTTGTATTGTATATGTACACATTTCATAATGATGTAAATATGAAAAAAGGTTATCCATTATTTAAAAGAGAAGAATTGGATTTATATAAAAGGTCTAATTTAAAAAATATGTATCAAAATTTTACATATTATTTTAAAGAAAATTATCATGTTGTAAAACTAATGTCTGAAAATATGCATCGTATAAGGGTTGCTAATAAAATAGAAAGCTGGTTAAATCAAAATACTCATTGTTTTGAGATGTAATTATGACTGAATGGTAAAAATATTATCTCCTGATGTGCTACCAACTTCTTGTCCATTTTTGTATATTTTACATTTAAATTCTTTTGAAGAAGCTTTTTTACAATTTTCATTATTTTTGTATTTGGAAAAATATTGAAGTTCTGGTGTATTTGTAGAACGAATAAATGCAGACCAAGCAATACCTAAACAACCTGAAATTGCTAATGTGACAATATGTTGAAAAAGAGTGAAACAAGCGGTTTTGTCTTGGGTTGGGTCAATAACAAAATTGAAACCAATATTAGCAACAAGTAAAATAATTAACATACTAATAACAGGCCAGTTATTATGGATAAAAGGTGTAGGAAAATTAGCTCGCCATTTTCTATTGGCCATATCAGGGTCCATGCCATGTTTAACTCCTATTTCTTTCATATCTAATTCAATAAGTGTGAACATAATATACCAAAAAGTAAAACTTAAGATAGAGGTATTTACAGGCATTTCTAGAATTTTATTAAATCCACTATCAAATGATGCACATGGTAGGTTCGTATCAAACAATTGAAAAAAACCTTCAATTTTCAAATCTTTCCAAAATGGTTTTATTAATGACATAATACCATAAAAAAGTGTCAAATTAAATATTAATCCAAATAAAAAGATGATGCCTTTAATATCTCTATTAAAAACAGATGATAATGAGAAATATGAAACAATAATAAATGGTGATAATTGTAGAAACAAATAAGCTAAAGTAGCAATAGATAGATTCATAATTAATATATATAATAGAAATATATATTAGTTTTAATGATTATTTAATTATTGATTCTCATTATCGTCGGTATTTTCTCTTATTTTACATTTATAACCTTTTCTTTTGGGAAGATCGCATGTTTGACTTTGTGGAATACCAGGTATATATATAATATTTTTTACATTACTTGATAGTAGGACCGAGATATACATAATGCCAATAATAGAACCAACAAATAATGAAAATATAATTTGTTTCATATTAAAACATTTATATTTATTTAATAGAATCATATCAGTACCAATTAAGAAAAGGAATAAAATAAATAAAATAGTATTGTATCCCATAAATTGATATTTAAGTGCAGGGATTAATAAATATAAAAATGTAAATCCGTAAATGCTTTGACTAAGTGGTAAATTTGATATATTAACATAATTATTAATACTTATAGGAAAACAAAAATCTTTGTTAGGTTCTTCTTTATTTAAAAATGAAATATTGTTTCCTAATAATGTTGTTAAAACTACTGTAAAGATTAAACCAATAATAAAAGTAAAACCTTTTATATTAACTTGCATAATAGAATCAAGAATAAAATAAAAAATAATAAATATGGGTGCTATTTTCAAAATAAAAAAACCAATAAAAGGAATAATATTGATTGTGTCCATTTATATTATAATTATATAAAAACATGATTAAAAACCTCTTTTATATTTGATATTTCAATAAATGTAATATCTTTAATATCTTTATTTTTCTTTTCCCAGTCAGTAAAATCCTTATGATTAGCTGTAGGATATAAAAAATAGTTAATACCTGCTCTAATACCACCGTTAATCTTTTGTTCTAAACCTCCAATTGCCATAATATCACCATTTAAATTAATTTCACCTGTGATAGCAATATTATTTTTAATATGTTTTTTATTTAATAGGCTATATATAGCAGTAGTAATAGCAGTTCCAGCAGAAGGACCATCTTTTGAAATACTACCTTCAGGACAATGAATATGCAACCCTTGACACTTTGTATTTTCAAAATAAGTTAGCCATGTTTTTTTAATATTATCTTTTGTTAAGTTCCATGCAAGTGATTTTGCAACACTCATACTTTCTTTCATAACATCACCTTGTAATCCTGTTAATTTAAGGTCTAAAAATGTAGAAGATGGATATAAAAGTGTTTGAATAGGAATAATACCTCCCATGCCTAGTGAGTTAGCCCAGAGACCATTAATAATGCCTATTTCATTATTTGCGTGTATTTTAGTTTCTATATTTTTTTTATATTTTTCCAAATATTTTTCATCAATATCTTTTTCGGTAATAATAATAGGAATATTTTTAATAGTGCTTTTTTCATTTTTTAATATTTCAAGATTAATTTCACCGTATAAGTCAAAAAGTAATTCCTTTAATTTTCTAACACCAGGTTCTTTTGTATAAATTTCAATAATATATTTAATAATATCATTACTAATAGAAATAATATTTTCAAATCCCATTTTATTATTTAGTTCTGGTAGTATGTATTTATTAACAATAACTATTTTTTCATCAGTAGTTAAATTATCAAATTTAATACGATGTATTCTATCTAGAAGAATGCTATCAATTTGGTCGGGGTCATTGTAAGAAAATATAAAGAGGGCTTTGGATAAGTCAATATCAATACCTGAAAAATATTTATCTTGAAAACCTTCATTTTGTGTAGGATCAATTAAATGTGTTAATATACCTATAATTTCTTTTCCATGTTCTGTTTTACTTACTTTATCAAGTTCGTCAATATATATTATTGGATTCATGCATTTTGTTTCCATTAAGATATCAACAATCCTTCCCCATGTAGAATTTACATATGTAAAACTGTGACCTTCCAATGTAGAGCCATTAGCAGAACCTCCGATAGCAATAAATGCAAATGGGCGGCTATCACCATCCTCATTTACCAAACAGTTAGTAAGCCCTTTTTTAGCGAGGGATGTCTTACCTATGCCTGGGGAACCTTCAAAACCAAAGCAATAACCCGTTTGTTCTCCATTAATCCATTGACCAAATATTTTCATAATTTGATTTTTAGCATGTTGATGGCTATATATAGAATTATCTAATTTTTGATACATGTCTTGTATATCAGAATCATTTTTATTAATATTTGTATGTATAGTTCTCATTTCTTTAAAAACAAAATCTAAAGAGTATAATTTATCTTTCTTTAGCTTATCATAAATACGAATAATTTGATGAAAATAATAATCCTTTTTATTCTCTATTGTTTTTAAAATGTTCTCTATGTTCTCATTTTTAGACTTATTCTTGAAAATTAGTTTTTCATCTTCTTCATGTTTGATTTTATTTATTTCTCTTCCAATTTGTAAAATTTGTTGACAAGTTTGATTGTTTAAAAGTTCTCTTATTTTTTCAATAATCATACTCTTAATTGTATTTTCAGAATATTGAAGGTATGATATAATTTCAATACAAGTATATTTATTTTTATTTGTTTTTTCTAAATTAGAGAACATACTGTATAATGTTTCTGTTAATTTTTTAAAAGAATGGTTAATATTTTTCATATTTTTTAGTATAGGTTCATAGCAGTAATGACCAAATGGTATTTTAATAAGTCCTTCAAGATATTGTTTTGTTTTATAACATAATTCGTCAGGTTTTCCTTTTATTTCTTTTAATTTATTGATAGCTTTTTCTTTAATTACCTCATTCACTTTTAAAAAGAAAATTTGTTGTTCAAGTGATACTTTATTTACATCATACTTTTGATTCATTTCATCTTTATATTTTAATGTAAATTGAACAGTATCTTTAAAATATTTTTGTAATTTCCATGGTAAGCTGTTTAATAACACTGGTTTGCTATTTTCTTCTGTATTAATTAAATCATAAAGTAAATAACAAATATATTTTATTTCTTTATCATCATTGTGTAATAGTAAATTAATGATCATAGAACGCTGGTTAAATAAGTCTAAATCTAGAAATTTTTTAATAGTAACATCTAATGCAGTTTGTTTTACATTTTTTGCTTCTACAATGATAGATATAATCAGTTTTTGAAAATCATTGTTGCCATAAATTAATACATCTCTTATGTTAAGCGTATCTAAAATATTCAATAATATCTTTTTTTCGATTCCCTTATAGTTTTTTGAAATTAAAGTAATATCATGTTTTCGTGAATCAATATATTTATTATTAAAACATTCTAATGGTATGTCTTTTATAATTCCGTTAATAATTAATGTTTTTTTTGTTTTTTCATTTTGAAAAATAACTCTAACCCCATTTATTTTCTGATAAAATGAGTTACAATCTTGAATATGAAAACATTCAAGTGTATTTTCGTTCTCATATTCAATTGTTTCTTCTGTTATTTTATTATTACACAATACATCAAGTTTGGTTGTGTATGTTTCGTCTTTTTTCCAATGAATAATTTTATATCCAATGGGTTGAATACAATCTTTAATTAAATCGTATTTTGATTGAAATATTGGATTATCAAATGTAATATTTTTAAATTCTGTTCCAAAACTAATGAATAGTAAATCATCTATTTTTTCTGTTCCAAAACCACAAATAATAATAGCAAGTTTATCAATAATATTTTGAAAATCATCAAATACATCTTGAAAGTCTTTTGTATAATTTTTATTATTTATTTTCTGATTTATTTTATTGGTTTTTTCGTATAATTCGCTTAATACATTTATTGACAAAGAAGTATCATTATTACTAAATAAATCATTCTTTAATTGTTCCTTAATAGATAATATAGTTCTACGAATAATAGATTGAACATAGTCATTTTTTTCTTTTATAAACACTTCATAATCAAGATCTTTTTTACTTTTTTTATTTTTCTTCAAATTATTCATGTATATATACAAATATTATTATTTGTTGAGCATATAAATGTATATATACAAACAGCTTAAACACAAAAGTTCATAAATATAAATGGGAGTTCCAAGTTACTTTTCGTATATTATTAGAAATTATCCTAATATTATACGCGATTGGAGCTATTTTTTACAGAATCAAAATTTTCAATTTCATCATTTATTTATGGATTGCAACTCAATTATTTATGATGCATTTCATAGTTTGGATTTAAATGAGGTTTCACATTTATCAATTGATGATAGAATTATTAATAAAGTTTGTGCAAATATTAATGAATATATTAGTTACATAAAACCAACAAAAACATTGTATATTTCTTTTGATGGAGTAGCTCCTTTGGCTAAGATGGAACAACAAAGAACAAGAAGACATAGAAGTCATTTTTTATCTAGTTTACAAAATAAAGAGGCTAAGTGGGATACTTGTGCAATTACTCCAGGAACAGAGTTTATGCGTAAATTAACAGCTAGAATTCGTTATGATTTTAAAGAGGGATATAAAAATATGTATAAAACGCAAAATATTGTGATTTCCTCTTCAGATGAACCAGGTGAGGGAGAGCATAAACTATTTCAATATGTTCGTAATAATGGTGTAGATATAAATGATAATGCTGCAGTATATGGTTTAGACTCAGATTTAATTATGCTTTCATTATATCATTTGAAATATTGTAAAAATATGTTTATTTTTCGTGA